CCTAAAAAAGAAGATATTATTTGGAGTTGCTCCGTTTGCGGATCCTTAAATGGAATAAATAACATCCAATGTGGAAAATGCCAAAAAATTAAAGAACCAACCGACACAACATACTAACATGAAAATATTAACTCCAAAACAAAAAGCACTAGACATCATCCATAAAATTTGTAGGGTGAATATGGAATGCTCAAATCAACTAGCCATTGTGCTTGTTAACGAAATTATAAAAGAATCAGACAACACAAACTATTGGGAACGTGTAAAATCAGAAATAATTACCATAAACCAATAAGAAGACATGACAACCTATCTAACATCACTCACAATAGCCTTTTTTGCCTCAACGGTAATCTTAGCACTAATCAACTATAAACTCGTTAGAAACCTTAAAAGAGCGGAAGACGAGGCACAATATTGGGTTGAAGTTTGCATAAAGATTAACAAAGAAAACAAAAACAATTCCTCAGAAGAATATGAAGAATTTATATAATAGACTAACTGTCAATTAGTTAACTCCCACAGGCAATACATTCCGCATCCTCAACAGAGCAGACAACTCCCTTCTCGCTCATCTCCAATTTATGGATTTCATCTTTAATTTCCATATCAATCATCATATCACCCGTTAAAGAGTTTTCTAACTCACTTATCCTGTCTTTAATTAAATTATTATCCATCCTACAAAAATAAATCATCCCCTTCTTGAAGACAAACAAATTCTTTCAAAATACAAGAAAAAAATTTGGGATTTAGAGATTAAAAAGTCGATTTGGGAGAAAACTGTGTATGGTGGTACCTTACTACGAAAATAAAGAAATCGCCGTCGAAACCACCGTAATAGGGTAGGAGGGAGGTTTAACTTAACATAATGTATATTATATAACAATGGTTTGATTCTGTCCGGTGATAGATTAACTATTTATTGTCGTTCCTTTTGTCTTTATTTCTGTTGGTGCTTGTTACCTAATCACTACATTTACAATCAAACCTAACAAACCGTAAACAAACAAATCAAATCTAACACTATTTACATGGCTTCTAAGGCATTCAATTAATAATGTGGTGTAATCATACCAATGAATATTTAAATGTCTTAAATAAGACATATTTAATAGAGGGGGGTATATATCATTAATTAACGGGCATAAAAAAAGACTATCATAAATTGATAGCCTTAATTGTTGGGTAGTATGGTTTATTTAAATAATAATTTTATCATTAATATTTAATCCGTTTACTATTCTTATTATTATTTCATTCGATTGATCAAGATGGTTAATTGCCCAATGTTTGCAATTATCTAAACTTTCAAACTCTTTAATAAATATATAACCATGATTGTAAATCATGTACTTTGATTTGTTTTCTGTTTGTTTCATGTGTTTATAATTTACTAATTAAATTTAATAATACTAATAATTCTTTATTAGTTATGTCTGACAATGTAATATTGTTTTTTGTTTCATGGTGCCATAATTCAATAAAGAATAATTCTTTATCATCACAATATTTCGCACCCCTGTAAATATCTATTGACACGTTACCGAATCTGTTTGTGTAATAAACCTTTTGCGCTTTCTCGGATCCATCACTAGACTTTATAAATTCAATGGTAATGTCTTTTATGTCATCATCATCAATTGTATTGTCTTTTAATGGATCCGTAAATATATTTTTATTGGGATTATCCTTTAAAGCCATAACAACTATAATAATAATACCTATAATAACAGTTATACTTACCATATTAATGCATTATTAAGCCAACATTATTCGATTTATTATACCATTTAGTCGCGTATAAATCATATTCACTAGCATTAACGTAATTAGAATTAATCAACTCCTTTAATGAGTTAAATATATCTGCATGACGTTCACTTACTTTGTTTAGTTTATGATCAAGTTTTGAACCTGTGCTAAATGCTACATCAAAATTATCCGGTAAAGTTATTGAACGAAAAAAATCATGCGATTTTGTGTAAGCATAAAACCTAATATGAGGCAAAGCCGTTGCAATCTCAACCCACTTATCTAAATAAGCCGGTGAATAAAAATCACCGCTATCATGAACACGAACATAGATTTGTTTTTTAGTTCGTTTACCGTTCAGTTCATTTATAATACGTTCAACAAAGCCTTTTTCTTTTGTGGCTTCATAACGAATTGTAAGCGCCTTTTGTATCCAATTATAGGCGCCTTTTTGAGCATAACAGAACCACCCGCAGCCAATCTTGACACCGTCAACAATCTTTTTGATTGCAAAAGGACAAGTCACCTTACCGGTTAATTTATCATTAAATGCCGGTATACTGAAATTATATATTTTGACATCAAAATGTTCTGATGTCTTCTTTAATTTACTATTACTGTCGCCTAGTAGTTTTTTCAATCCTTTCATAATCTTTGTTTTTTATTGTTGTAAATACTATAAAAATCATCTGTTTCTATCCATTCGTTCCAACCTTCTAACCAGTCGTTTTTATTATAATCTATCCAACCGGATGAACGATCACGATTAATTTCGTTTAATACGTCCGTTATTGTCCATGTCATAATGTTACCGGTTTCTTTACATCTTATTTTAATTATTTTTTTCATAATGTTTATTTTTTACGGTTTTTGTAATAGTTTTTATTGTTCTTTTCCTCGCGTCTTGCAAGCATTTCAAGCGTTACAATGAACAACGCAAATAGGACATATAATATCATAACGAACCGTTTAAAATTCCGTAAATGAGAGCAGCGAATAACGTTGCAATCAATGTGCAACCGATGGTAAAGCAAACCACATTAATAATGGTTTCTGTCTTGTTTGAACTAATTAGTAAATCTTTCATGGTGTATAAAATTTATGTTTAAAATAATGTTTAGCAATTATAAAAACCTTTTAATTAATAAAAAAACTTTTAAGCTAAAAATTAATAAAAACTTTTCAACAATCGTAAATTAATTTTAATGTGGATAACTCTTTATAAGTCAATGACATATAAAAGAACGTGCGCACGTGATAATAAATAAAACGCAAAATTCAAAATAATTTCATAATAAATTTAAAAATTATTTTTACGATACATTTTTATATATGTCTAGGATTTTCTGAGTCAGACGGAATTTGGTCTGAAAATTTGGTCTGAATATTTGGTCTGACAATTCAAATTTTTGGACTAAATTTATTCTATATAATATTTATAATAAAAAAATATTTTTATAAAAAAAAATAAATTATTTTATTAATAAATAAATTGTAAAATAATAACTATAAAATAGGTAGAAAATAATTAGAATTAATTATTCTTTTTTGTGTGGGTATTTGAGTAATAATTTACTTGATTATTTACTCTAAAATATTGTTGATTTATTGTAGGAATATGGTGACAAATAACTGTGAGATTTTGTCTACTAATTAATGTAGAGTTGCACCTACAACTCCTTGGGTTATATATTGGAAATCCTCTTTTATTGTTCAAAGCATTTCCTCTTGCAATTGCTTTCTGATTCATTATAAATAATTCCAATCCGGAACACCCATTTAAAATCAAGATAAAAAATATCCAAAACAAAAACTTAACCACGGTATCCCCCATTATATCCCCTTTATTAAAATTTAATAATATTAGTACAATCTAAATTCATTGGATGAGGAATGCCATATGTCATTGTGTATCTACCATACTTAATCCAACATGGAAGAGAGGATAAATGCTCTATGTGTTTATTGTACATTTTATCATGATCATATGCGTAAATACCATTTGATGTTCTACAAAACATAATCAATTCTTTTCCGTATTTCTTCTGATCCAATAAAAAATAATTCCTAATCATTTCTTAAAGTATTTATGTATTGTCTCTAACTCATCATTTGCGTCAGCTAAATTCTTAATAGCCTCTATTGCGTTGTCATAAAAATCATCAGTTGAGTGATCGCCAATTCCTACAGGATGCTTTGTCATTAAATCCAATGTTAAAATTGCTTTGCTTCTTTTTGATAATGCATTGTGTAAAAGCATATCGTATAAGTTATTCTTCATTTTGCTCATTTTCTGCTTCTTCTTTTAATCTTTGTTCTTTAATCTTTTTATATTTTGCTCTAGACTTGGATTCTCTTGATGAACACCAATCCTCCACTTTAGTAGAAAAAAACCAATCATTATCAACAGTAATAGCTTTATTAAAATCTCCTTGAATTATTTTATTAATGTTTCTTGATGACGGTTCGTCAGTTTTGTTTTTATTTCTTTCCCTGTAAACCCTATTGTAATTTTGATTTCTACACTTTATTGAACAGTATTTCCTAAGTCTACCTATTACTCCTTCTTGCTCTTTCTTCTCAAAAGACTTATTACAATTTGCACAAATCATTTAGTCTTTGGTTTAGGGTTAGGGTTAATAGCTTCAAATAATCCTTTTAATACATCTTCGTCCATATTCATTTTATTTTTGATTAATAATACTCAAATCTAAAACCCATGACGGACAAATCCAAAATTATTTTTAAATATATCGTATTTTGACTTATAACCTAATTTAATTGAAAATTGCTTAATATCTTCAACAACATCTATTGGTAGAACATACCAATCATTGGTTTTATGTATATAAATAGCAAACCAATCTACCTCTTCTTTGCTATAATTTACTCTAACCTGACATTGATTATCCTTTGGACGGACATGATCCGTAGACTTCACTTGAACCCTATGTAATGCATTATTTACATCAACCACTAAATCATACCTTACCTCATGATAAAATGGCTTAGAAACGGCGTATCCCTCTCCTGTGCATATTGTCGTAAACAATGACTCAGCGTACTCTCCTAAATTCATAACTTATAGTGAATATATTCATAAAATATTTAGTCTAGCTTGATTCTCCTTATCAATTACATATTCATCCCGAACATACTCACCCAACTCTTTACCTAACTCTGCCCTTAAATGTTTGTCTAAGATTAATTCCTTCATAGAATTAGTCCATTCATCGGGATTGCTACATAAATCAATGTTAGCCTCTGTCCTGTTATATGTTATTATGTCGGTGCCAATGAATGGAGTATATTTTGCTCCGGCTTCTATTATTTTTAACTCACTCTTGCATCTATTAAAATCATTATCAACTACAGATGCAATTGAAACATCCATTTCATCATAAAAATAAGCGTATTCGGAAACGTGTCTTCCTCCATCAAGGTGAAGATTATTAAATCTACCTTGCACTGTCATTACTTTTGCTTGATGATTCCAAACCTTTTTACCGACATTTGTTTTAAAATCAACACCGAACAAATTAAACATAACATTTTTTCTTAAGAAACTGTTAGTATTAATCCTTCGTATTGCAGTTTGTAGTGGATCCAAATCCATGTAATGTGTTGTACTACCGGCATAGCCAATAACAACCTTATCCTTATTTCTAGATTTGCTCTTAACCTCACTCCATTGTAATTCATCATCGTAATCAATAGCATTTCTAGCAATTACTGTTGGGGTATTGGGAACGAGACTTTCTATTTTAGATTTAAGATATTCTGTTGATGTCCAAATGTAATCAGCCATTGCGAGATTAGCTACAATGCTACCCCTCCATTTATCATAATCCACATCATCCCGCCAAACAATTGGATGATAATCGGGAAGAACCCAATAGTCATCTATGTCCATGATTATTTTAATTCCCTTATCCTTAAACTTATCTATAATTTCTAAGTCATGATAATTATAACCCAATCCCCTGTTGAAAACTAGGTAGTCATATTTGTCCGAATCAATTTTAGACTCATGATATGTGTCTATCATATCAACTGAATGCCCTCTTTCTTTTAGCTTTTCAAATGGTTTTAATAATCTATGGTAGCTAACACCACTTGATTTAGATTTAAGAATAACTAAGAATCGCATAAGATATTAATATAATAATTGATGAAACTGTTATAATAAATGATGCTAGGACAAGAAATGCCCTAAACATATTATGAAGTTCTGTTTTACCGAACCTCAAAAGAAATTTTTAAATGAATATTGAGACATTAATGATTTCTTTATTATGAATGCCTTCTTGGGTTCCTTATCACCCTTTGGTTGAACTTCAATCCAATTGCTAGATGAAAGTATTATTAGTTGTTTTAGCTTTTCTAACTCAATCCAATAAAACCTATGCCCATCATAAAAAACCCACCAATCAGCCTTACTAGAAAGCAATCCGGATGGTTTCCCGCTCATGTATAATTCAATAAAGAAGTTTCCTGTATCATTACTTCTAATATCGTATTTAACCTCAACACTTTTTCCTATTTCGGGAATCCAAATATCGTAATCAGAAAACTTATTAGGAATGCGAACAGCACATTCATATTTTGTCCTAATGTAATCTAATACTACCTCTTCACCCTCATGCCCAAACTCTAAATCTTTATTAAACGTATTTTGTAAATCCGTCATTTGATATATATTTTGTTAATAATTTATATGGAAACATATCTCCACACTCGTTTTTTACATTTGTAATATTGTAATCTGAAAACCACTTCCGACAAAGCCAAGCTATAGCATCAAGCTGAGAAGCTAAAAGCCAATCAGTAGTTGACACAACATTCCTTAAACTATCTACCTTATCTGAATCATACTTATGCTTAACAAGCACCTTAATAATTAAATGACTATCATCATCTTCAGATATCATCTTATCATTTAATCCAAACTCAATCATACCATTTAAATGAATATATGCGTGAGCAATTTTAGTATGAGCATAGCTTTCACTATCAGCCTTTACTTTAATGCCATCAGTAAATCCCCTTGGAATATGTTTGCAATTAAATTTAATTGATGTAAGTTTTGGCTTGTAAATTGGAAGTTTAATCATTTCTTAAAATCTCATCTATTTGATCCTCAATAAGAGTACAAGATAGTTCTTCATTGTAGTTTATCATGCAATTAATAAGAGTTATCATAGCTTCTTCCTTGCTCATCCCGTTAATTATTTTTGGCTCATAATTGTAAAATGATAATAAATCTTCTAACATTTCTACATTTCTTTCAAATGGATTTTTCATAATCTCTTAGTTTAGATTTCACTTTTGCCCAATATTTAATTGTAGCTTTCTTTTTATAGCCGTAGGTACCACCATTCCAATTCCTTGCAATAACTTCCGGAGCAGAATAATTATGATGAAATTCCTTCCATATGTAATACATCTCTACTGACTTAGTGGCACTCCACCTATCCGAATACACATAACGTACCTTACTACGTTGTTTTTTAAGTATTCTATTTATTTCATCTACCATAACCTCACGAATTTGGAGTAACCCGATACTAGGGGTTTTCATATGCTTATCTCCTACTGCTGAAGAATCTCCATTGGATTCAACAAGTATTATGCTCTGTAGCAATGTATCAATTGATACATCTTGATAGTCTATAGAGTAATAAGTTTCGTAGGGAATGTTCTCTATTGTTGCGTTTGGTGCTACTATAGCACTAAATAACGCTATTATTGATAATATTGTTTTCATGTTAAAATAGTTCTTCTTTGAATTTACTATTCTTCATTGCTTCGTCAAAGATATCAATTCCCTCTAAGAAATACCTATTCTTACTAAGATTGTAATCTAATTTTAGATATCCTAGAGTAAAAACATCGAAATCCTTTACCTTTTGCGTTTTTATTAAAACACTTTTATTTTCTTCCTCTGTCTTCCTGTAAGGGCGCCACACAGAACTAACCGTATCGGATCCATCAGCAATATTACCTCCACCCTTCATTTTATATTGATCGGGTTCGGGATAATTACCCGTTTCATCTATCTGAGGGGTTAATTGATGGTAAACAACATGATGACTTACGTTAAAGTTTTTAGCAAATACCTCTTGTCTCTTTAAAAAAGATGTCAAATATTGTAAATCATTTACACCACTAGGCTTAGAAACCTTTAAATACGGATCAATAACGGTTATGTTAACTTTATTTAGTTTAATTAGATTTTTAAACTGAGCCTCAATGCTTTCAATATCATGGTTTGATGGATAAACGTAAAACAATCTGTCATTAAATTGCTCTATCATTTTTTCACATTTTAGTCTATTGGAATATTTTGGATCACAACCTAACATTGTCTTTACCCAATCCTTAACAAATTTGTTCCGAGGATAATTTTCGGGAGAAAACACGGCAACTTTTGCTTCCGGATCCTGTAATAGTTTTATAAGTATTACAAAATACAACCAACTAGACTTACCTTCGTTTGAATATCCTGTCCAAGAATTTACCCAACCCCTCTTCCATTTAAATATTCTATCATATCTGTTAATAAAAGTTGTCTGAGCATTACTTCCTTTGTTAATCCAATCCCAAAAGTCATCCTTATCATCATTAACTCCATCTACTTCAGCTAATGCATTACTTTCTACATATTCGACAATAGTTCTCTTCATAGAGCGAATTGTCATAACAACATCCTTTTTAACTTTTTGAGAAATATTTGTCTTAATCACCACCAAATCATGAAGATGATCAATGTTTTCTAGGAACGAATCAATCATTTGCTGCGATAGTTACTTTCCTAAACTCACTAAGTATTGCTCTTTTATATAATGATTTGTAATTGCAATAATGAGAGGGTAAGTGAACGTTTGTTAATTTCATCCAATCCCTTCTTATCATGTGATAAGTCTCCTCAAGTCCATCAAACTCACTCTTCTTATTCAGAAGTAATTCCATGAATATTATTATCTGCATTCTAGCAGCCTTTTTTCTTATTTGGTGTGATATTTTAGTCATATATGTATTTTTTTACCTTATCTAAATCTTTTTTGTCCGTAATCTTAATACTTTCCTCCGAATTAACAAAGATTTGTTTACAATTTGTTATTTTATTAATTGCAAATATCTCGTTACCTTTCAAAACTAAGTTTACGAATTTGTCTTCTTTAAAATGTTTAAAGTAATGGTGAATTAGTTTAAGTGTCATGTGTTTTCTTTTTATGGCAAACCTTGCATAAGACTTGCAATCCTTCTTTCTCTACAAACAATCGTTCGCAGAATAATGATAAATCTTGAAATGATTTTAATGTACCACAAGGAATGATATGATCAATGTCAACTTCTTTTCTAAGGAACCAATCATTACAATCAGCGCATTGATATTCCCATTTTGCCCTACTCTTTTTAGTAATGGCTCTCCTGTTATCTTTAGCCACTTCATTGTGTGGCTTCCATCCCCTCATATAACGCATTCTAAGCAATGATCTAATCCAACCAAAGAATGCTGCCTCAGTCATTGAGTTATTGTTTCTAGTCTTCTTAAAACGCTTCAACGGAGTATTCTAAAGAACAACTCTATTGATACTGTTTTAAAGAATGCATCGTAATGAATTGATAAAAGTGATTTGTAGTTAATTTTAATAAAATCAAATCCGTAGCAATCCTCATCTTTTATGTATGTTGTTAAAATATCTATCGTCATAATATATAATTAAACTCGTTCAACTAATTCGTATCCAATAGACTTCTCGCCACTCTTAATCTTATTAATAGCTATATCCATTTTGCGTCTTCCTTTGTTGATTGACTCTTCAGACAACCCAAAGACTTGACACGTGTACGGATATGTCTTTTCGATAGCAATAAAATAAAAATCAGCGGGATTAATCCCAAGAACATCCGCATAAAAAACCGCTTGTAAATCATATCCATATTTTAATATATCAAATCTAAATGTACTACAATCTCCTGTTGTCTTAAAATCAACAACGTGTAGTATTTCCCCGTTAAAGCTATAATGCTTATCGGGACGGATCCGAAAATTTAAACCATCTCTCTTAGCATAAAAGCTATGCTCTGAATGAGCATCATAATTATCCTCTAAACTCCTGTAAAATTCATTTGAGTTTAGGCTATCATACATTCTACTTAGTCTAACAGAATCACCTTTTGTTAAAGCATTTGGGTTATCCTTTATAAACTCCTTGTACAATTTAGTTCGTTTATTGGAACAATCATCGGGAATAACAGAATACATATTATTAAACTCTTTTGTCCCTAATTCACATATATCGTGAAATTGTGTTCCAAACGTTAAAGCATCATTTGGCTCTAATGGTATTTTTGCCCTATTTACCGAATGCTTATATACACCCTTCAGAAAGGACGAAGAAATAATCTCCGTCCCAACTGAATGATATAGGTTATTAGATAGGTTAGGCAGTTGCTTTACTATCTCAAACATTAAAATGGAGGGTTATTGTCATTGACAAACTTCTTGCCATTACCGACATAAACAACTGTCTCACCTTTCTTCTTATTACCGTGAGAAACAGAAATTGCTTTCCAATTCTCATTATCATCGGTATGATCAACATCATCGTTAACCCAAATTGCAACATCAAGGTTTTTACCCTTCCATGCTTTATCCTTTAAGGCTTCTAAAGCCTCTAGGTTTAATTTTACTAAATATAAATCAGCCATAATTATAGAACTATTTTGTTTTTACTTAAAATATTTAATTGAACTTCATCTAAGGTGTATTTCCTTAAATTATCTTTAATGTATTCGGGATTGTTTTTATATTGCTTTACTGCATTATCAAATCTATCCTTACTTAATTTATCTTTTGCCTTTGGAGCAGAAGATTTAACACTAGCATTACTTGCTGCATTACCATCATCATCCTCAGATTGTAAACCAAGAAGACTACTTAATGTGTACCTACGCAAATATGTTACGGCTCCTCCTAACTTCTGTATATCAGCTAAGTCGGGTAATTTCATAGAAGCCTCAACGAACTCACCACTATCAACACACAAGATATAGGTATAAACCAATACATCACCATCTGCTTTTGGTGGTTGTAGTAGCAATAACCTATGCTTTTCTAATAAAGGTTGTAATTGCTTTATTAATGAATTAATATCAAAATATTTACTCTTATAAAAAGGATTCTTAGCATCCTTGCTAATAGCACCTATTTCATTCTGAAGAGCAAATAACTTTTCATTTATTGATTTGTTCATTCTTTCTTGTTTAGTAAAACATTTATTTAACTGTACAATGCTAAATAAAGATTTCTACAAATCCAAAAAAAAATTAAGTTAAAGTTTCTGTTTGAGTAATATTGTTATTGCCAATCCATTTTATCTTCCTAGTCAAGCCGGATATCCAACTACTACCCGTATTGTCTAGTAAATCATCACCACTAAAACTCACCATTGCCATCTTTAAGTCCATTGAAACGTTCATGGGAAAGAATTTTCCTTGACTTCCATTTAGTGTTTCTGTGGATCCGTTAACCTTAAGAACCAATCTATCACCGTATTTATAATTACCATAATGTGTTCCATCCATTCTTCTAACAGAAATCCTGTACAACTGCATATAACAAGCAGCTAATAAATGTTGCATGGTATATCCACTTAATTTAGTATCATCCCAATTAGTCCAACTTTTAACGGCAGAGGGTGGTGTAGATGGTTCAAATCCTACCAATACATTGGAACCCGTATTAAATAAACCCGAACCCATTTTAATTGATTTTGTTTTAATACTGCTATATTTTTTATTTTGTGAAATTATATATTCTTGCTTTTCCGGAGCAAACTTAGAATTAGTAACAAGTGGAACCAATTCAATGTCAGTATAACTAACATCGTATGTATTGGTATACGGAAACGGGAAAAACTCTCCACTTGCATCTAAAAACTTAGCACCCCCAAAAATATACATTTCAACTTTTAATGAACTGATAGCTGAGTTCCAACCATCTGATCCGGTAATAGTGCAATCAAACCAATCATTTATTTTATTTGTCACCACTCTAGCTGCTGCATAATCTGCTTGAGATTCGTTAAAATCCTTTTTAAATATAGTAGCTGCAACATCAGTAGTGTCTTTGTTATCAACTGCGGGGATACCCGTCCACTTAACTTCCCAACTATCTGTTCCGGGAGGTGTGCTACTACCATTAATAATACCCTCAATATCCCATTCAATTGATCCAATCCTAGCTGATGCAGTAGTAATACTTACAGTATATTCAGCCGGAGTCATTTTATTTGTAGGTGTACCGGTAAAATCTGCTTTTGTTATTGTATTTGTTCCGTTAAGCGTTCCGCTTTGATACCAAACGGGATAAGCAGTTGTTGATATTGTAACAACATAATCCGAATTATTGAATGTGCTTATTGTTAAGTTTGATCTAGTAAGTTCGGGAGCATAATTAGCGGTACCAATACTTAATTCGTAATCACGAACAATGTTAGCTTGAGGAGGAAGAGTAGTTGGCGCATAAGATTTTAATATAAATCTTCTTGTAACCCCTCCTATACCAAATCCTTTTGCTCCACCTTGCCATGATAATCTTGGTGAGAAAACTACTGCTGCTGCCTCATCTTTAACTTGACTTCTTCCTAATGGACGAATTTTGGCTTTTGCTCTAAGTCCACTAATAGTAGATGAATCGATAGTACAATCATGAGTGACGGGATAATATAATGCTTCATCTTTAAAATTTATATCCATTGTACTAGTACCTAAATCAACCTCAATAAATGATTTATTTAAGTTTTTAGCTTGACTTTGAGCATCATCTGATCTAAGAACAACTGCTTCTGAAGCACCACTTGGCTCCCATTCAGTAAATAAATATGTACCGGACGGATCAGATGCACCTAAATCCTTTACAGAATCAATGGTTGTATCTGTAACCATGTTATGATCAAAATCTTGTTTTATAATTACTTCCTTTAATGGATATTGAAGAGTCATTGTTGTGTTAGCTTCAATTTGAAAGAAATCTACTTCACTAGATATATATTGTCTAGCTAAATCAGAACTTTGAGTTGTTAATACATAATTAGTTGCACTTGGATTATCATCCGCCCTCCATGTACTTCTTTTTAAAACTATTCCACTAGGAGTACCCGAACTTAAAGTAAAATCAGATATCCTAACAACACACCAATTACCATCTCTTTGGTATATTGTTGCACCTAAACTTTCTAAAATATTTTGCAAAACTTCTTGCATATTCATAGAATTAGATTCACCATTTAAGAATGTTTGATGATGAACTCTCGTATCATTTACAAAGGTTGTCGATAAATTTGTTGTCTCATCATTAGTTATTTTAACGTAATAATAAACATCATTAAGCACCCCTGTATTATAAATACATTTTTCTAAAACATCTGTAAGATTATGATATCCATACCTATCATTAAATAAATTAGATGTTGCTTGAAACACATCTAAACTATCAAAATATGGTATATCCTTTAATAAATGTAATCCATCATATGCTCTCATTTGAACAACATATGGAGGTGAAGCAAATGGCTCTGAACTTAATTGCGTTCCTATCCAACCTTGCCAAAACAGATTACTATTCTTATATAAATAAACCTTAAATGAGTCATTCTCAGAAATAAACAACTCAGAAAAATCATCAGACAAACTTTCTTTATAAAATGAAATATCTAAATAACTTGATCTAGATGGGGATAGAATATCATCTTGGACTAAATTATAATTAAGTGTTATTGGACTACCATCTCCTTTTAATGTGACTTCCGCATCTGTTAATACAACGGCAGTAGAAGAGAATTGATGTCCTATAACATCTATGGTTGTCAATCCTACAGTAGACGTTGTGTATCCACCGTTTTCACCAACGTAATATATTGTATTTAAAGTGCCGGATAGCGCAATAACTCCACTAATTAAAATTTGCCCCGATCCACCTTGATTAATATTTGTATTAGCTATACCAATATGTGGCATTAAAGAACTAGTAGATGCTTTTGCCTTAACAACAAAACCCGATGATACATAAACCACAGGATCACCTACACTAATCGCCTCACTAGCGGTAACAGTCTCATAAACATTATCATTAGTTGAAGTGGAATATTTTTTAAATATTTCAAGTTTGTAATTATTAAATTCATCTTTAATAATGTCATCAAACTCTAATGTGTATTTTTTTTGATAATAACTCATATTTTATCCTCCTATTGAACCTTGAAATGTATTTGTTCTATTAATTGCCGTTACTAAATCATTACCCGCCAATCTAAATACTTGTTCTCCTTGAATAGCGTTCATAAAGTCTTCAAATGTTCCTCCTCTTCCTCCTATTCCATTATTTCCATTACCTCCTGTCCCATTTACACCAAGTCCCGCTTCTCCTTTAATTGATTTACCAAGCGCACCCGTTGCTGCTGCACCCGCACCTAACATTGCAGCAGTTTTTAAATAACCGGCTCCTCTTTTTATCATATCGCCATTACCCGAAATAGCACCACCTATGGCTAAAGCAGCACCAATAATACCATAGTATACTGCTTGGGCAGCTAAATCAGCAGATTGTGCTATCAATGTTTTTTTTGTTCCAATTCTAATAGCATCAACAAACTTTTTATTACCATTAAGAGATTCTGCTACAGCATTTCCAAATCCGGATGCCATATTCTGAGCCAAATCTACTCCCATTTGTTTAACTCCATTAACAAAATCAAATCTAATATGATCAAAAATTGCTATTCCATCTTGAAATAAAGTTAATTGCTCTAAAAATCCTGTATTATCAAAAATGCTTTCCCATTCAAATAAAGACTCATTTGCTGCACCAAGTTTGTCGGGTATTAACTCATTAAGTTTTTTTGGATCGGTTTTTAATGATCCTTCACCTTTTGTACCCAAAAGAGCCGTTCCAACTTTTTTCATTGGAGTTGGAGTGTCTCCGGCATCCCTTTTACGAGCAATTGCTGCTTTTATCCTAGCTAATAATATTAATTGTTTTTCATACTCTTTACTCTCTTTCTCAGAGTTCCTAAATTGAAGTGACATTTCATCAGTTATGTCATTCTGAAGTTTTACTTGATCAAGTAAATCACGATATTTTAATTCATCAATTTTTTGTAATTCTTTTTGAAATTCAAATTCTTTTTTAAGTATTTCTATTCTTTTTTCAGATTCTTTAACTACTGACGCAAAAGAATCTGCCCTTGCTTTTTCTCGCTCGGCTATTTCTTTTGATATTACTTGTAATTGATTTTGAATAAAAATAAATCGAGTAGCTTCGTCGTTATTCATTTCAGCAAGTAAACTAAGTTTTTTCTGCTCTTCTGTTAACCTATAAAAAAGCTCTAGCTTTTCTTTACCTAACATATTTAATACTTTAGATTGATAGGCAAAATCTTTTGTTAGCTTTATTGATTTTTTTATATTTTCAGCTTCTTCTTCCTTTTCGGATTTCATCCCGAACTCTTTTCTTAAATTATCGTTATCACTATTTATTCCTAGAGATTCCCTTAAACGAATTATATTATCAGCTATTGCCTTAACATCATCATTAAATTCTTTCAGTAAATCATTAAATACATCAACTATAAAAGAAGCCAATGGTTTAACTGTTCCTCCTATATTCTCCTTAAATTTTAAGAAATTAGCATTTAGTTCTTTTATTTTACCCGCATATGTTGTGGCAGCACGTGCTGCATCGCCTAATATGCCCGCAGCAGTCATTGATCGCATTATGACATTTAATCTTGCTTGAGTTTTAACCACTTCACTAGTGTTTTGCACTGTGGTTTTTAAACCCATGTTGTACAATTCCTGTTGAAGAGCAGTTTGTTTTAAGTTTATACCATACTGATCAAGTACTTCCGGAGAACCCGCTAATGCTGCTATAAATCTTTTCTGTGCATTTGTATCCTGTATGCCAAAGAAACTTGCTAAATCTACTGATAAGCTTTGCATACTAACAGACATTTTAGCGGCTTCTTGTGAAGCAAAACCCAATCCTTGAAAGAATGAATTAAATGATATCGCACCCTTCTTTAAAACTGTAGTGGATCTACCCAAGGTATCAGAAAGTTGATTTAACTCAGTATCTACCGTTTTAGTTAAGGAACCAAAACTTCGTTCAAAACTTCTATTTACCGTTTCAAGTTCAGCAGATACCTTAACTAAATCTTTTCCAATGTTAAATATTTTTGAAGCAGCATACGCTCCACCAACTGCGCTAAAAACACCTCCGAGTTTTTTTAATCCCGACTGCATTCTATTTAATCCACTAGTGAATCCCTTAGTGTCCGCTATGGTTTTTATTATTAATTTTTGTTCATCAGCCATAATACAAATTTAATTAATATTAAATAGGCAATTGCACAGACTTTCCTAGAACACTTTTAATCTCTTCCTTGGATGGAAATTCAACTTTTTTCTTATATTCTTTGTCGTGTGGTAATTGAAATAAATCTTTTGGTTTTATAACCTTTTTTCTGCCCATGGAACAATTGGCTACCATTGTGGATTGGTACCTTACTTTATCCCAATCTTGGTTTTGTAGGTATACGTGAGATTCTAATAACCTCATAAAATCTGCCCAAGTCAATAACCAAAAAACTTCGGGCATTATACCCAAAGTCCCTATTGCTTGATCTAAAATATCCTCAAAAGTTGTTAATTTTTTTTTAAAGTATTCTCATCAGTTGCTTCAACAACATTTCTTGAAACACCATTATTAGAATCATTACTTAATTGCCTAGATGATAACATTGTTTTTGTAACTAACTCCGTATCTTTTTCGCTCATGTCCATAACCCAATCATAAAAATCATGTATGTCATAATCTAAATTATTCCCATTCTTTTCATCATAAGCAACACATCCCGAATATATTAACCAACAAAATCCTTTCTGTTGTTTTCTTCCGTTAAAGACTTCCTCTATTTGACTAATCTCAATATCCATACCTTCACAAAATATTGCATAAGTATTCATATTAAAGATTATTCCTCTTTTCTTGCCACCAATGTTGATGATACAAGTACCTCTGTGTTTGTTTGTTGCCATAAAATTTAATTAATTAGTTAATTATGTAGGATAAGTTGGAGGACTAGTAGCACCAAGCGCTAATACACTTGTTCCTTGTAGTGAACCACTAAAGCTAACAGGCTGCTCTGCTTCAGCACTTTCCTCTAAAGAAGTAATGAAAGCATCACCATACCAATAAGCACCACTTTTGCCCCAAGCTATTTTTATTTTATCTCCGTTTTTAAAGTATTCCCATAAGGGTAAGATATTTATTGCGGTATTTGGATCCGCTGATGCTACATCCAAGTCAACCAATGCCTCAAAGTCTATCGTCCAAGATTTCATCAAAGAGAGTGATTCATTCCACCCACTAGAATCTTTAGTTGATACATCACCCATTTCAGCAGCTAATGAAAGACTAGCAGATTTTGATAATCCTATTGCTATCCAACTAGGTGTTGTTCCCCCAACTTTTACTGAAGGGATATATAATGTTAATTCTGTTCCGTTAATTGCAGCCATTTTTTAATATTTTACTCAAAGATAAATAAAAAATACATAAAGTATTATGATGATGCTCCTGTAATGGTAAAGTCAGCATTATAAAACATAGCCCCTTCACTATTAGCAACTAAAGCATAATTATTTACTCTACACATACCACTAAAAAGAGTATAGTTTGAATTGCTTATTATATCAAATCTAACCTTTTCTCTTGTTATTAATAACTCATCCAAGGTGGCTGATGGGTTTGGTTCTATGGCTCCATCCTCCCACTCTACATTAAATAATTCCCAAAAATAATCTGTTGTATCCCAAAATTGAGTGCTTCTATCAAGAGTAAGCAATCCTTCAACAGAAAAACTGCCCGACTTATAACCCATCATAAACTCTTTCCAACCGCTTACTTCAGTAGAAAATGTAACATCCTCCCAATTTAAATTAGCCGACTCCCAATTTAAGTTAGCGGATTCCCAATAATAACCATCCCCGACAATTCTTTCGCTTGGTATCTTATAACTTGCATCAACCGCATTCCCATTAAATTCAATAGAATGAGATTTTGAAAGTAAAAGTTTATCATTATTAATATATAGAACGAATAATGTACCATTAAGCATCACTTAGTACGTTTGCTTCAAAAACTATAATTTTAGTAAAATACTCGTATTGCCCATCATCATCCTCAAGGTATCTTTGGTTAGTCTGTTTAAACATATACATTGTATCAGCACCGAAATCTGATGTAGCATTCCTTAATCTTATTGTTTGGAGAATTGAGTTTGATATGTCATCACAATCATCTTGTCCTCCATAATTTAATGGGTATTTAGTGTGTACTTGGACTTGCACCTCATACACACCCCCAAATCTATCTTTTAATGAATCATCAACCATACCGGTTGCTTGTACTACAATGTAAGGATATGATGTCTGATCAGTAGCTTTATTTACTACAGTAACACCACTTCCATCATGAGTTATATTACCGTCTAACAACCCATAAATATATGCCCTTACATTTCTTGTACTATCATTCATATTCCTCTAATCCTTCAAGATATTTGTCCCATAAAATCAAGAAACTTGGCTTTAATATGAGATGTTTTATATCCTCAACTTTAATTTTATCCTTAATTAAACTAAACTCATCTTCTTTAACAAGAAACTCTTCCATATCCTTATTTAGAGGCTCTAGAATGTCTTCTTTTCCTTTATGTGGTGTAAGTACACCTTTATCATCTAAAGTGCCGTAAACCTCGTATAATTTAGTCCTAGCCTTATTGATTGATTCAACTTGCTCCTCAATCTTTTTTAATCCTTGTATTAGTTTATAGGTTAAATCTAAACCTACTCCTTTTTCGGAAGATTCTACCGCGTTGGTTAAAAGCATTAAACCTTTGTGATATTCTTCTGCTTCCTTAAATGTGATTGTTTTATTCTCAAACATTGTCTGTTATATTAATTGTTATACATTCATTTTTACTCATCTTTTGGTATAATCTTCTAAATGCTGATGTGCTATCTGTGCCGTTGTTCTTTTGGCTTAACCCATGTGCATTAGATTTTATTCCATTATTTAGCAGTAAACAACCATCGCTATTGGATGTGTCATTCCCTATATGCAAATATACATAGTTAAAGTCTTTTACGCCTTGTATTTCAAAATGATAATCAAACCAATCAAATTTTGCCCTATACTTTTTGGTTAATCCACTTATTACTTCACGTTTTTTGATATCATAAGAGCCACAAGGTATTCTTGTTTCACCTTTAACTTTTATATCCCTACTCTCATCCTCTAGAACAAAGCATTCAAATTCACCATCCACAAAAAGTAATCCTAAAGTAGAATCACTTTGTGAACTAAATCGTTTTAATTCTAAATTCATGCTGATGCGTCTACCGATGGATCAACCCAATCACCTACAATCACTAGATTTAAATCCTCGGCTATAATTGTGTAAACGTAATTATCATCAGCACCCCACGCAGCGTATTGCTCACCACTAATACTGAGTTCTCCCTTTGATACTTGATAACCTTCTTCTGTTATCAGTTGCCAATAAAAAGAGGCTGCTTGTCCCAAGGTTACGCTTGTCCCGTATGCTTGTAATTTTACAGCAGTTTTAATTGTTCCGTTCTGCCATACTTCTATTGATTCTATTTCTTTCATAATTTACTCTTATTTAATTAATATGGGTAACCCTTACCCTTTTAGTTTGTTAATTCGTAATTTTACGTTCCCGCAACTGTGCTAGCAAAATCTGTTAAATTTAAGACTTTCACGACGTATTTAGCGGCATAACCATCGACGTGATTATTTGTAATAGTTAAATCTCCATTTGATCTAGATATCGTAATTCCTTTTTCATTATGCAACTGCATATCAGTAAACCCGTTAGCGCCTTGCGTATGATAATGACTATATAAAGCAACTGCACCGCCTTGGAATGCAGTACTAGGGGTACAAGATACGGCAATAAAACCGAGGGATTGGTCACCTCCCGCACCGTTTATATTTAGTAATATATTTGCCCCATTTGCTAATGTTCCCGAACTAAACGGGCGCCCAATAACTGATGTATTTGCGTTTTCTAAAGAGATAGCACCTCCCGACTTAATGGTAACTCTTTGAGTGCCATCAGTGTAAAATCTTAAATCACCCCCACTGCCCGAAGAAGCAACTCCCGTTTGACTCGCACCTAAACTATTCCCTTGAAATTCTATACCTTTTGTTGAAATAAGTTCACCCGACTTTCTAACTTTAAACTTAGAGGTATACGTTCCGCCTGTACTACTTTGACAATCTAATATATCCAAATCAGGATCATTATCTGCCGCTTTTATTCGCAAACCTTCACTTGCATCAGCAGTATTTACTATTTCCATAGCCCTCCCCGCTAGACTAATATCTTGAGTTATATACCCGTTTGATGAGATGGATAAATGATTAGTTCCCGTCGAGCCCGCACCTAATATTAATTTCCCCGTTCCAATTGAATTTACGTAAGCATCTCCCGATCCACTTGCTTTTAATTTTAAATAAGCATTTAAATCTCCACCACCGGGATTACCTATTTGCACACTTGCGTCTGCACTATTACTAAAAGTAGCATTACCCCCCGATGAGATGGTGAGTCTATCTGTCCAAGTTCCACTTTTTCTTGATTGTATTTTAAAAACACCCGAACCAACTTCTTGTCGATAAGTGTCGTCAGTGCTTGAATTTTCAGCACCTATATAAAATTGTCCTGCTCCGACAAACATATTGTCTCTTACTATAACAACATTAGCACTTGTAGTTCCACTAAAAGTAACAAAACCAGAAGGTGCTAAAGTTATTTGTGGAAGTAATCTTGCATCGACTCCGTTTGTCGCTATCTGCAAATTTCCCGTAGATGATTTATAATCGAACGTAGCGCCTCTTAACGTTCCTTCAGAAATAGTTAATTGTTGTTCAGAGCCTTTAATATGTAATGTTGACGGGGTTGTCTCTGTACTTACCGCTCCAATCCCCACATTACCCGCAGATGTGATGCTTAATCTGGTTTGAGGTGATCCAACACCTTGTACTATCTCAAAGCCGTACGAATTAGTTCCCGTGGTTGGATTTGATTTTAACTGCCAAGTTGATCCCGAACCTATCTTCACAACGGCTGCCGTTAATCCACTGCTAATTTTAGAAAAAATTTCTCCTCCTTCAGCAAGAATATTTCCGCTAAAAGTAGCAAGTCCCGTAGATGAGATGGTTAAGTATCTACTTGCAGCCGTATAATTATATATATTAAAACTATTATCACTCGAACCAAAGTTAGTTCCTATCGCCCATTTATTCGTTCCACTTTCGGAGGTAATTACTCCACTTGCTTTATTTGTACTTGTTGAATCAGCAAAAATTAGCGGATTTACTTCATTTACTTTTACATCTCCACTAACCGTAATCGCACTTGCCGATTCTGTTATAATACTATCTTCTATATTTGCTCCACCCGTTGCCCATTTAGCAATAGTTCCCGCCGTTCCCGTTCCACCAACACTTCCCGTTCCCGAAGTAAATTCAATCACATTTCCATTAGTATCTACACCTAATGTTTTTGCTAATGTTCCCGTGTGTGTTCCACTTCCATAGCTATTAAATTGTAAACGATTATCCAATAAGATATAACCCGAACCCCCACTAATATTTAAAAATTCATCGGCAGCGGGAGAAATGTCTACATTGTAAGAAATCTGTCCTTTCGTTACACCTACTGACTTAAAATATAGCCTTGGCGCATTATTGGTGGATTCTTCTATACTAAGCCCGAATGACGATACATTAAAAGTTGTTCCTCCACTAGAATTAGTGTGCATCTTAACTGCACCCGAACCATCTGAAAGAATAATATTGTTGTCTGTGGCTCTTATGTCAAAAGTTCCTATTTGCCCACTAAATGATCCAATTATTACATTATTATCACCCGTTGTCATTGAAATACCCGAACCATAACCTACGGCAATATTCCTATCTCCCAAATTTGCTTTTAATGCCCTATAACCTAAAGAGGTATTTGCATCTCCCGATACATTAGTATATAAAGATTCAAATCCTAAAGCTATGTTTTGCGTACCCGTTGTATTAGAATATAAAGCCTTTGTGCCTATTGCGACAGAAAAATATACATTCTCCGAGTTATACATTGAATAACCACCAATTGCAATATTTCCGTCACCCACAGTTTCTGAATATAAAGCGTTTGCACCAAAAGCACTATTATCAACACCCGTTGTCATTGAAAACAACGTATTATATCCAAAAGCATTATTAAATCCTCCCGTAGTAAATGCTACTTTATTTAAATTATCCTTTCCAAAACCCGTATTAAAATTACCCGTATTTAAGGCTATATTTCCTCCACCAATGTTATAATTTTTTTGGGCTGCGCCCGTAGTATCTTCTTGATTTAATCTAATAGTACCATCCGTTAAAACACTAATAGTGCCATCACTTCTAAGTGTATCTGATGCGTTATTCCAAACCGCTATTGCATTCTGAGAGATTGTTCCCGTTTTCTTTACCGTACCTCCCGTTGATACTTGATTATCAACATATGCAGTTGTGGCTATATTAGTTGAACTATCATTGGCAGTTGGTGGTGTTCCCAAAACCTTAGAGGTATTAGCTAATGTAGCTATACCATTAAAAGTAGTAGAACCAAACGTGTTTCCACTTGCAGTACTAAGTATAGCAGTAGTAGTAGTATTTCCATTTGTTAAAACTTGCTCTAATGTCTGATTATCTAATTGATCACTAAAAACTAAATCACCAGCAGCATTGGCAGATAAAACTTGTCCTACTGTTCCCGTTGCACTTGGAAATGTGTAAGCATCATAAAATCTAATTGATGCGGTAGATAGATACAAAGGCAATGCGTTACCTCCACCATCAGAAATTTGGACAAAACTTGATGATATAGCATCATTACTTATAGATTTCAATAAACCTAAATAACTATCCTTTATTTTATTTCCCGTTAATGCTGCCATTTTATACTTTAGTTTTCTTTTTTAATGCCCTTCTTAAATCTTTCTTCAAAGTTACTTTGTTTTTAAAAACTGCGGGAAAGAAAAATGGGTATGCTTTTGTACCTTTTTTTAACATACTTTTTATAACTATAAATACTTCATTTTCGGGAACACCTTCAGAGATTAAATATTTTTTTAATCTATCATAAACATCACCACTCTCCCCCTTCATACCCTTAAATTTATTAGGGTAATTTCCTAATCTTGAATCTGAATCAAACTTACCTTTAGTCCCAAATTCAACAAAAGCACCATAAACGGCATCTACTTTTAAACTCCATTCTCCTTTTCCTTTTGATTTTTTAACTTTTTTCTTAAGACTATTTTTTAGTTTAGACTGATAAACAGTTTTATTAGAAGATATATTTATTTTAGCATCTTTCTTAGTATTGTCTATAAATTTATCAATAGCAGCTTCTACTCCTATAATTTTTTTACCAACATACTTGCTTAAATTAATTGATATTCTGTCTGCGTTATGTTTAAATTTAAAACTCATTCTACAACACGGCAAGTTAAATCAATCATTCTTTGATAACTTTCTTGTGCTGAAATGGAAATAATACTATATTCCTTTCCTCTCCATAAAATAAAATTAGATTTTGATGTGGGAATCTCTAATTGAGAATTTCTTATCCTAAAAACCCAATCACCTTCTAATACATTCTGAGTCCCTGTTAAATCTTGAAAATCTCTTCTTTTTTGATAAATATTCGCCCAAGTAATTAATACGTCTACAGTTTCATTTAAAGAGCGTTGTCCTGTATTACTTGTAGTATAAGTTCTAGATTTAATTGTTATTCTTTCCCTCATATTACAATAGGTTTGTACGGAGACATTAATTGAATTGTCTCTGTGGGTGGCGCCGTAGGTACATCCTTATCAAAGAAACTTCTATTATTATCGTACATAACCTTAATGTAAGCGAGTGTAGCTAGTTTTATTTCACGTGGAACTGTGGATCCATCCGAATTATAATAAATATTTACGGTTTGATATGATTTCTTAAAATCTAAAACCAAACTTCTTGCTCTACTATTAGTTAATCCATAAGTCCAATAATCAGTAGATTCAGTAAACGTACCACTACCATCAGAATTAAATGTATTATACGTTACACTAGTAACGGTAGTTACAGGAGAAAATAATAAATCAATATACTTTTCTGTAGAATCGTATTGAATAACGATATCTCTGTTTTTTAGTGTCTGCTTAAATTGCCTTTCTATATAAGATGCAGCAGCTTGAAACATATCATTGATCAAAACATCATCAGTAGAATTGTCCACTTTTAAATAGTTCTTTATCTCAACTAATGTTAAGTAATCAAAACTACTAGGAGCGCCACTAGCATCAGAAATAGTATAATTAATCATTCTCTAATTCTTCAATTAAACGAGATTCTTTCCATCTTTTGTCAGCATCCTTACCATACTTTTCTAAGTATTGCTCTCTTAAAGAATCAATATCATCTACCTCTTCTTTGGTTTCTACCTCAACCTTTAATTCCTTAGTTTGAACAACTTGTTTTTCTTCCTTTTTAAAGAAATCATAAGTCTCAAGAACTGCTTGTCCTGTTTTAATTAAATGTTGCTGATCAGACTTAGAGGAAACCTCTAAAATACTTCCTACTTTAAATTGTCTTCCTTCATGTAAGAAATCAACCTTTACTCTCATTTGTGCCATACTACTTTGATTTTAATAAATGTTCTAAAATTTTATTATTTAAATTCTCTATACTACCTAGCCTATGTCCTATCTCATTCCTAAACTGCTGATCAGAAGTACTATTAACCTTTACTTCACTCTCTATACTAGTAACTTTCTTTTCTAAATCCGTCAATCTATTATCGTGTTTTTTCAAGGCAGCGTTCTGTTGTTTGTCAATTAGTTTGTGTCCAAGCACACTTCCTCCGGCTCCTGTTGCTCCAACCCCTAATAATGCCATCAATTCTGCCCAATGCTGAGTAAGCCATTCGTTCATCCTCCTATTTAATAATGTCTTGCGCCTCGTCTAATCCTATTTTACCGCTTATGAACATATACATGACACAACCCGCTACAAGCAATCTTATTACTTGCTTGATAAATCTAGGTGTTAGTTTAAATTTACCTTCACCCCCTTCTGTAGATTTAACTTGCTCTACAACTTCTCCCGCTAATGGTATGACAGTTTCAATAATATTAAGTAAACCCTTGATTATCATAATTATTTTTTTAACAAAGATAAATAAAAAAAGCCACCATTTTAAAGGTGACTTTCTAAACTAAAAAAAAACAAGAAAAAAATATTAACTATACTCTTTACTTTGAATAACTGATGTCATTTCCATTGGGATTTTATGCCCTAAAAGTTTATTCATCTTATTAATATCACTAAGGAATATTTTTTCTTTATTTAAATATTTCTCTATAATTTCATTTACCTCTTTCATGTTTCTTCGAACATTAAGAACTTCTTCTCTTAATTTATAATATTTACTTCTCATCTCTTAGTTGTTTAGCTTTTAATTCGTACCACCTAGCCTTTGATAAATCTCTTTCAATAGGCTCGTTTGGTTTTATTCCCACTCTCATACGATATTTAAAAGAAGTCATCTCACAATGCTTAATAAACGCTTCTTTGCCCCAAATGTCTATCATCATTTCAAAGGTTTCTTTTTCTCCTGTTTTATAATGATTTGGATTTGTGTAATCGTATTCTTCATTCATAAAACAAGGTTAATAACAAAAAACATAAAAACAAAGAAAAAGGGATGCAAATTGCACCCCCCTTTCAAAACAAACACACATAAGTGGTTTAGGCATTCATACTTGCAATAGCAGTTGAGAAAGCTCCGTGAACAAAAGCATTTGGATTATGAATTGGCAAAGCAATTCTTTCAGTTGCCTTTACGGTAACCAAATCCTTAACAAAGTTATCAGAATGTTGCTCAGAGAAAGAAATTTCCATATCCTCTCTCATTGCTAATGTAGCACCCGCTCCAAAATCACCAATAATAAACTTATCAGCAGTAACGGCAGTTGACGGGAATATAGGTGTTCCTAATACTGTTAATACACCATTAACAAAGATTACATAATCAGCATTTGAATCTTTTCTCAAAAACATTTTATTATAATCAGTCGGATTAACCATAACCGCAGTAGGAAGATACTCAGCAATTTGTGCCTGATTCTTCGCAGCGATTAACACATCAAACTCGTTGGTGTGAACACCTTGAGCGACTGTAAAAAATTCATAGAATGCAGCAGCAGAAGATACATCAAAAGCAGCACCTCCACCGGCAGTCATCAACCCCTGCAAATTAGCGCCTGTGCCGGCACCAAATAAAAGCTGATTATCCTCAACATTCATCACCTTAGCGGGAATCCTTGTAGCAATGTATCCACTTAAAGCGGGAACATCGTTAAACATTTCCTTAGTCATAGTTAACTGAGAACCAATGCTTCTTACAGGAGCATCAACAGGATCCAACTTAAATTCAGATTCTCCGTAAGCAGAAGCCTCAACTCTAGCAGCAGCGCCGTTAGTGTAAGAAGTTTCTTGGATATATCGAATTGTATTGGAATCAGTTGAGATTGTAGTTAGTAAATCTCTTACCCTAGTAGTTCTAGTTGGATCAAAGTAAAATCCGTTTAGTCTATCAGCCGGCACAGTATCACCCGATGCGTTAGCAGCAGTTGTCATGATAGCTTTAAGACTCAATGTAGCCTTAGAAGAATCTCCACTCATGAATGACTTAAAACTAGCACTATTGGCTAATTCTTCTTTCAAACTTGCGCTAAAATTCTTAGGAGGAGCATTCTCAAGTGATTTTTTCTTATCCAATTCTAATGAATCAATTCTTGAGTTTAAATCCTCAACAACTTTTCCGTGATTTGAAATCAATTCGTTTACTTCTCCTTTTAGTTGGTTCTTGTAATCAGAACCCATATTTTTCTCTACTGATTGCTCTACTTTAGAATCAATAGTGCTTTCTAACCCCTCCTTGAGGGATGTTAAGCGTTGGTTTAAATCTTCCATTTATAATCTTAATAAAAAATTATCTAATTCGTCTGCTATCTTTTTGCTTTCGACTGATTCTTTTTGGAGTTCAGATTTCTGAGACTCATTAAGTATAAGTGAAGATTTATCTCTTAGCATTCGTAATTCAAATTCCATTAGATGAGGATTGTCAAGTTTTCTAGACATTCCTATTAACTTATCAAATTCATCTATTAGATTTTCAACTGATTTTGTTCCTTTAAACTCAGTTACTTGAGCCAAAGGATTAGCTGCCAAGGTTACCAATGAAAATTCAAATAATTTAATTTCCTTGATATAGTTGATATTAGCAGCACCTTGTTCTTCCTTAATTGGAATAAATCCAACAGAAAACTCTTTTAATATTCCTTCGGAAACCATTGTCTTAACATCCTTCCCTAAAGAACTATCTGATATTTTTGCTTCAATAAATAAGCCTTTGTCATCCTCTTTCATGGAGATAGCCTTACCAATTGGTTGATGCATATTATGTTGGTATAAGAATGCTATCCTCTCAGAGTTCTCTTGAAGAGTTTTGGTGTAAGCACCTTTTGTGATGATATCGTTGTCTGAATCAACATTATTGAAAGTTGATGCATATCCTTTGACAACACCTTTCTCGTCATCCATGTCATCAAAATAATTTCCTTTGAACCTTAACATAATAAATTTTACGTCAAAGTTAATAAAAAAAAAGAGCATTCATTTACGAACGCTCTCTACACAATATTTAAACATATATCGCAATCATGTACACCACACACACAATTACAAAACAAACTTACACAACATATCCTAAATAACACCTACAATTCACAATTTCTTTTGCCGGAGCATTAAAATCTCTTGGATGCATCATCATGGATCCGTTAACATTAAAAGATTGATTTAATGGAATAGCGCTACTCCTTGTATAGAATGATGTTGCCTCAAAATGACTATCTCTTATCCTGTCATCTAAAACACCAACCCAATATTTAGATACGGGGGTTTCTCTTGCTATTCTAAGCATTGCCTGTAATTCAACAGATGACTGAGCAATACCTAGTTCAGTCGCAGCAATTACTCTTGCCCTTGGGTTATTGTTGTGTTTTTTTATTCTATCGACAATGTCATCCAAGGAATCGTTTTCTAATATTATTCTATTTATAATCTCACTTGTTCTTTTCTTAAATAAATCAACCTTTGAAAACCTATTTAAAAAAATAGAAATAACCAATGCATTAATAAATGTATTAGACTCACCACCGTACTTATTAGAATACCTATCATCAATGTATTCCCCTGTTTCAAGATACCCGCTCTTCAGTACTCTTTTTAAGCCGTCTGTGCTATTAACTAATTCCCAAGCAGCATCTATTCCGTTTAGTGCAATAAACAACGATATACTCCCGTAAACATCGTCTAATTCCTTCTCTACTTTTCCGGTGTAAGAATCAATGAATATATTCATTCTTCTTTCAGTATTCAATAAAAAAGGAATATCACCCAATCCTTCTTTTAGGTACATACTCCTTCTTTCTCTAAAATTCTTATTTAGTGTAGGGTAATCTAATTCATGGTTGCATCTGTTGATAAATGAATCATAATCCTCATAAAAATTTGGATAACACACTATTTCTCTCCGTAATCAGATGTGTCATTGAGTAATTGCTGACTAGTCCCTCCGGATTCTTTTGGTGTAACACCATCAGATATTGGTATGTAATTAGCTAACATATGTATTTCATTCATTTCTTTTTGATCAATTGGCTCGTATTGCATAGCTGCTCTCTTTTCATTTGGTGTAAGCCACCATGACAAAGACAATTGTCTAACAACTTTTTCCATATCTTCCTGTAATTCGGGAACACTTAGAAAATCAAAATCAATATAATATTGGTTTCCATAAGTTGGAACCAACCATCTATTTAATTCATCTCTTACTGCAATTAATTTTGGGAAAACTGATTGCAAATAAAATGCTTTTTTTGCTTCACGGTAATTATTAAAAGTACTACTTTGAGTATCATTTAATAAAATAGATGGAACCTTATACACAGATGCTAAATCCTTAATAGATAAATTATATTGCTCTATTAAAGCTAAATCAGCAGCCGGTAAACCCATTTCCAACCATTTAAAATCATGATTTGTTACCATAATTTCTCCGGCATTATCCACTCCACTATACATGGATTTATATTTATCCCTCAAAGCACTAGCGTGTTCTGATGTGAGCATATTGTCTTGAGATGTTAATATACCTCTTGCTCCTTGATTAGTAAGATACTTGCTACCGGTAGTGATGGCATTATTGTTAATTTCGAGATTTCTCATGGCTGCTTGGAGTGGTGATTGTCCATAAAGATGACTACCCGTACTACTATAATCGGGATTAAAATTCTTTATATGAGCAACTTGGTCTGATGGTATAGCCTTATTCTGACTCAACCAATTTAAGGTATATCCTTTTATTGGATCCAATATATCTCCACCGACTATCTCAACTAATTGAGAAGGTAGAACGTGCATTTCTTTTATCCTACCTTGTTGTCTACCACTATCGGGAGATAAACCCCAAATAAAACCATCACCGGTTAAACATTCAAATGCAATTAAATCTGTTAAAAACTCAGCCTGTCCTTGTTTCGGATTAGGTTTTTCTAGAAATTTAGCTAAATCAGAATTATCTGCGGGTTTAAATGCTCTTTTCTTTGCCTGTTCCGCTTTAAACATAGCATTATCATTCATAGCACCCTTTATCAAAGTGTTATATTCTTTCTCTGCCGTAGCATCTACTTTCTCATAGACACACATTTTAATATTTGATGCGGATTTAGAAATTAAATCAACAATCGAATAAACAGTTGCATTCTTCTGAAACCCTTCTTTTATATACGTTTCTTTCGTAGCCTCTTGTCTAATGAACGGAGATACTCCGAATCGTCCGAAAATTAATTCATTGTATCTAGGATCCGTACTTTTTTGTTTCTTCTTATTGAAGATATTAAAAATTCCCATAATTTATTTTAATACAAAAATAACACAAATATGAAAAAGGGTTTCATATTACAAAAAATTTATTCCCAACAAAGAAATGCGAGTAATAACCCATCCTAAGAGCATCCATAAGGTGATTATTCTTATCTTCCGGAAATTGCTCGTAAGCGTTATCATCATCGGGATCAAATCCCCTTTTTAATTTCCAACTATACTGAGAATATTCTTTTACTAAATTTTTAGAATCTTTCTGATAAAAAACACTTGCCCTCTTTAAAAAATTAATTCCCTCAATAATACTACCACTACCTTTCTTACCTTCCCTTGCGCTAAAGCCACTACGCTTTAATTGTTCTATTGTCTGCTTTTGGTTGTGATCACAATATATAGGTTCACCCATGTAATGAGCATTCCTTAAAACCATTATTATGTCCTCATCAACCATCTTAGTTGAATAAGCTAATTCCTTTATATAAATACTTTCATTGGCGGTAACAATCTTTAAAATTGCCGTTGGATCCGGAAAGAACCCAAAATCTACAGAATAAAATACTGCCCCTTCGGGTAATTCAGAAACCTCTTCCCATCCCTTATAAATCCTACCTTTATTAGTACTTGCCCTTAAACCTAAACCAAACACCCGATAGGCTTCCGGATCAGTAATTCTAAGTTTCTGAATTTCATTCTTTTGTATGTCACTAAGAAAATTATTGTCTTTATATGTACTTACAAAAACTGCTGCATCTTCTGCCCTGTTATCCTCTAAATCATAAATCCAGTGTTCTGTCATGCTAGGATTATAGCAAAAATACATTTGGGTTGTTGTTCTGTAATTTATTTGTCTGAACTCTTCTTTACTTAATTCTTGACATTCTATGATATATGCTATGTCTCTCTTCATTGAACGCAATCGTTCGGGTTGATCTCCTGTAGCCAAAAACTTAAACGTATGCCCATTGAGGGTGTATTTCATATCAGTCTTATTGTGAAATTCAGCCGA